CTCACCTGATTTTCTCTTAATCTGTTTGTAACATCATTGTTGGAAAATTAAATATAATCTTCTTTTCATACGGTTGATTAGTAATTAACTTTCTAACTGCATTTACTATGAAGCTACCACTCATGTTTGAACAATAACTGGTAGCCTTACTGTTACAAGGTTCAACATCACCTTCGGTATCTGAATACCATGTTGCCTTGTACTTCTTTAACGTAGGAGCTTTAAACACATACTGTTGGTAATGTTCTGCTCCCATCCTCCCGTCAATTATGAATAACGGGCGTGTACCTCCCGTACACAGCGCCTCTACTGCGTGTAACCTAGCTTCCATTGAATCAAAACCCAATATGGCTACATTACGTTCACCAGCACACAATTCTTTAAATTTTTCATTAAATTGTTGTATATTGATATCTGGATTAATGTCTTCTAATATATAAGATAAAGCTTTCACTTTATCTATACCAATATGACGCATATCATATTGTGAAACTCCGACATTTTCTATGCTTACTTTATCATAATCATATAAACATAGATCAGTTGCACCCATTCTAACAAGTTGAAGAGCTGCGGAACTACCAATAGCTCCGCAACCCAATATGTGATAGGTGTATTCATGCATGGTATTAACTATACCATCGTACCTTGAAGTTAAGTCAGTTGCCATTGCTTCTCCTTATCTATATCTTCAAGAAATTGATAAGGATATTTATGCTGAGCAGCATTAAATAACATACCTTCTGATTCACAGTGAACTCTAATTGTAGATTTAACTTCTACTAATTCCCCATTTAATTTACTAATAGCTTCAACATAATCTTTGTACTTTAAAGTACCATCCATGTAAGCATCATTCAATTCATCAATAGCACTACAAGCCCAAGTTTTAGCATTATGCCTGGTTAATGCTAAAGTATCATGAGGATAATGATAATCATTATAACCATAAACATCTGCTTGCCAATTATCTCCAAAATTATCATTATCCAATAATGATGTTTGTTTACCATTAGCTTTAACAGTAGTCCATACACGAGTACTGCATTTATTTTCTACTTCTTTAGTAACGCTATCTGGTATTTTCTTTAAAGTAACACCAAGTATTTCTAATTCAGTATCAACAAACATATGTTGTGGTTTCCATACCATAACACGAAATTTATATTCCTCTTTAATGTTAACTACGAGAAATACACTCCACATACCACTAGCATATTCATCCATTGTCTTTGTATCTGTACCAGACCAGAATGCACCCATATTACCATGACTATGCCACCACATGAATTGTACATCATTTCCATGTTTTAATGCCATGTCTACATAATATTCAGCTAATGCTTCTTTATCCAGAACACAATTACCACCTGAAGTTTCTTGTTTCAAGATAGTAGGATGTGAAATAAGATATTCATCTTCACCTGATACAGGTTTTACTATTGCCATTCCACCAATTTCATCTTTTTCATCAATGTATCTGGCTCTAGCATAATTAATAATCTTATTCCAATCTTTCTTACTGATTGTAAATGTTGCCATGTTCTTTCTCCTTGTTTAAAATGGTTGATTTTGATTAACATCAGGATTTCTAGAAACTGCCCATGTTATCATTTCATTTTCTAACTTAACTTGTTCTTTATCATTATCTGGATTAGCTGGGACATTCATATCCCACCAATCTTTTTCAAATCCAAAATGATCTGTAATCATACCAAGACATTTATTACGAATTAAATACTTCCAATCATTAGATGTTAAAGTATGATATCTAAGCATTAATTCTTCATTACTTTTAGCTAAACACATATCTGATAGTCGATTAAATATATGATTTACTTGTTGGCTTTCAAATGGTGTTTCTATCTCATCTATTTCGGTTATATTAGGAATAGCTTTGATAATGTTTGTAGCTCTTTCTTCTTCATGCTTAAATCCATCACATGTTTTCATCATTTGACATTCTATTTCCTTACAATAGCCATGTTTTTTAAATGATAATTGTTCAACAGATGATTGTAATACTTGGTCTATGCACCAACTTGTACGTATTCCAATTGCATCAATATAATCTGCATTCCAATCCTTTGGCATACCAATATGCATATAATTAGGTTGATTTAATGGTCCTGTATATCCTGCAACAAACTCAGTTAACCACATTGTAAGTAAATTATACATACTTACCCAATCACATTTCATAAATGCATCAGCAATACCATTACCTAAATCACCTGTACATACATTAGTCCAAGAATGAAGACGATGTTGACTAATATATGGATGAGCTAAATTATCATGAGGAGGAGAAAATCTACCACGTATTGACCATGGTCTATTATTTCCAAAACTACGATTAACTTGTGCCCATTTTCTACCAGATCCATGATATTGGTTAAACCATTTTATCATATTACATTTCAATTGGATAGCAGTATTCCATCCAGGTATTGTTTGTAATAATTTACGATCTGTATTACTTACATTAAGATCTAAACGATCCCAATATATTTCTACTACAATTACTGCATCACGTAACTCATCATGCAAATCACTTGTTTCAGGAAGAGTTATATAACATTGAACATCAGGATTCTCATGATTTTTAGGTAAATCATTAAAATAACACATTAAAGTGGATAATTCCATTGATAAATCATCTTTGAATTGATTAAAATCTGAAACTAATTGTTCACTATCTTCAGCCCATACTGCACCATTCCATCTTCTTTGTGTCATTAATCGTTCAATTGAATCTAATGTTTGTAACATTTGACGATGATAATAATCACGTCTTCTATTAAATAATGAAGCTACACCACGAGGGCGAATTTGCCATCTCATAACATAATGTTCATACATTTTCTTTATTTTAGCATATGTTCCAGGTTTCCATCTAAATTTCTTTGTTATTTCTAATGGATCCAATTTCTCTCGTCCATCTCTATAATTATGTAACTGACCATTATAGTTGGTATAACTTTGATTAAAATTATCTAATAATTCTAATATTTGTCCTTGTGGACCAAGATACATTTGATCAGCCATCTCTGACATATCTGGTGAATAATCTTCTATAGATATTTCTCTAGCTTGCATAATACCCTCCAATATCGAGATAGGGAGTCGGGGAGTAGCATTGACCAATGTGGTATAACTACAAGGACCGACTCCATATACTCTCAGTTATTAATTAACCACCGGTTTTATTAGATGTTACTGCAGCAATGTGCATCCCATCTTCAACCACGTGATCGTCACCTACCACAACTCGGTTGACATTAATTGTCGCATTACCAAGTTCGTGTCTTTCCCTCAACTCACGAATTGTATTTGCTGTTGTTTCTACTTCAGCAAATGCAGATGAATTATGAAGAAGGAATATTTTCTTGACTGTCGCCATGTTGATTCTCCTTGTTAATAAGTTTACTATCTCTGACTTTCATTTTCCATTCCTCTTTAGAAATGTACTTCCAATCTCCAGCGGAGACCATCAGAACTGCGGCTTTATCATTCGTGCGCACTATTTTATCTGTAGCGATCTGTTTAATACACTTCATGATTAACTCCTTGTTTTACAACAGTTTAGTTCCTAAGTCGTTTAATAGTTTGAGTGTGTCTTTTGTTAACATGAACTTTGTACGGGATCCAAGGCTAACTATTATTTCATTAGCATAGGCTTTTCCGTCAACAAGTTCAAAACTACCTGCTATCTTAATATCCGTTAATTCAGCAGGTTTATCAACTAATGGAAGCTTTATTGTTTCAGCTTCATTCATTTGATTAATAAATTGCTGTGGATCTACTGGTGTAGTACCATTATTAACTACTACTTCTTGTACACCAGATTTTGTTACCCTTACACCATATCTATTACGCAATCTTGGTGTAATTGTAATACCATTACGAGCTTTTTTATAATGTTTATGTGCCCAACCATATATTGTGGTATAATGCACACCAATACTATCAGCTACTCGTTGTGGTGATGTTCCAGATAGATAGTCTTTTACTGCTTTTATGCGTGCATCCATAGTGATCCACGGCTTGGCGTAGTATTTTGCCATCGTTTCATCTCCTTGTTTGTTATTGTTAAAGGTTCAAACTTTAGATATATTATTAATCATATCAAAGAAATCACCTATTTGATTATATGGTATCATAAATCCCTTCTTAGTTGGATGATATACACCATCATCACCCATATGAAATTGTCTGAAATCCATATAAAGCTGGTCTTTCCACATCTTTGCTACTACAACTATCCTGGTAACCTTTCCTTTTTGAAATGATCCAAGTATTGTTGCGTCATCTTCTACTACTAATGACTTTTTATCCAGACTTTTGGTTTTGTTTGCCATCATCTTTCTCCTTTATTGTTTAAATTCAATGCCTACACGCTATCTCTCCAGAATAGCCCTCGCCCATCCAGCTCCTCGGCATTTTGTTGAGGTTATCTCTCACTCGCTCCAGATATCAGTAATCAATATGATTATAATTGATACTCCTACAGAACTGAGAGCATACGGTAACATATCTAAATCTTTTATTACCAACGAGTAACACGATATCCAAGATCCTATTACAATTATTGCCAGTGACAACCACACAATTATCACTGACAATTTAATACTAATTAGCAACTTCATCGTCTAAATCACCTTTATCTACCATGTCTTTCATGATTTTAGATAAGGCTTGTTCACGTGATTTGCTTTCAATCTTACTTAATACTTCACCAAATAGATCTTTACCCAATACATCTTTTACCTTTCTTTCAAGGTGTTTAGCATCTTCAGGTGATCTAACTAGTTCTTCAGCAGTCATCTTCATTACTCGATCAAAATCTTTTTCAGCTTTATAAATACCTAATTCATCATCTGATTTTTTATCAAGTGCTTCACGATATTCATCTTCCCATTTATCAAGATTTTCCATAAATTCTTCAGCTTCTCGTTTCATTTCATCATTATCTATATTTTTGAACTTAAAGTTCATTAATTGAGCCATCCTTAATAGATCTTTAAATATTATATCATATTGAGCAAATAATATTGCTGGGAACTTATCTTCTCGAATCAAATGATTCAATAGATTATTAACTTTTGCCATATATTCCAATGCAACAAACAATGGAATTTGTTTTGTTTCGTTAGTCATAATGACCTCCACAATTTAATTGATTAATGTTTAATTATGTATGCTTGAACAGGATTTAATCTTTACCTGCAAGGCTACCGCTTCTATTCTACGTTATTCTTTCGTTGAATTAGTCGTTCTACATTTATATCCTCTGTCGAGAGAAATACATCATGCAAGGCTATCACAGCCAATTGAAAGTTCATACTACCATGAAGAATGGATTATATATGTTTAATAACGGGAAAAGACTGATCATTTTCAGTTTATCGGCTCCTACTATCTGTGTGGATTAAACTTCACTCTGTCATTTGACAGTTGGTGCGAGTACAACCTCTACATTTATGCTTGCAGGCAATCTTCATCCACTACCTTACACAAGCTTCCAAGTTAACCTAACACAACCAACCGTCGTCAGATGCATGTTAGAACATACAATTATTTGGAGAGTCGTCAATATCCTTAATTGAACCCCAATCATAGGCTTGACCCTTCCATTACTCTCCATGTTTATTGTTTCTCTCTTTACTTTACTTGTAAGTATATTTCTTTGGGAATATCACCCTGGAAGTAATACTTAACAACAGCACATAACCAACCATGTTTAATATTAGTTATATCAACACAATCATCATTAGCTGCTAATTCATTCAACATATACCAAGCTCCTTGGCCTTCATCATAGGTCTTGTTCAACCTATATTTATTACCAGGGAATGGTTTATTACTGAATAATATGGTACATTTAATGCTATAACCTGATACAAAATCAAGTATTTCATCAGCACCTGATACAAATGGTTCCTTGACAATATCTTTATCTCTATCATCAAATACCCACATGCCTGCTATTTTATATGGATGTATTACATGTATTGCATTAGCATCCACTACTGGTTTACTACTGTTCCGTTGCTTTTTAATATCAACAACAGAATGTATTACATTACTTACACGTTGTAACCATTTCATTGGATAACCTCCATAGTTAATAATTTATTGATCAGGTCTGACTTTAACCAGACAGTAGGCTGCTACCATATATAAAGCTTAGGTAGTTGTCTTTCGAACCCAATAGCTGAATTATTGATCAGGTCTGACTTTTAGCACCAGACTGCACCTTATGTTAGTATGATGGCTGATCACTGCTTCCCATAGTCAACGCACCCACTGTAATGGGATTGTTTCACCGGTATAAATCATTTACAGATAATCTATCGCAGAGTTAATTCTAAATGGTGCTAATTACTCATGGGGAAGCACCAAACCCCTAGTGTTAATCACTTAATTGAATTGAACCACCGTTATTAGTAACAGCTTCAATGTAACCTATCATGTAACCTAATGATGCAGTGCTCTTTATCTTGAACGTTACATCTGGACCAATGTCACCATTAGAAAGGGTAACACTGATACGTATTCTAGGTACATGATCATGGTCTTGATTCAACATATCATCAGTGATGCGTTTCATATGACCTGCCATTGCGACCTCCATGTTGATGTTAAGTACACGTTTCGTATCTAATTGTATGAGCATGTGAGTTCTTACCTTGGCTTACCTAATGCACACACAGGGCATCATCCTCCCACCTTACTAGGCTTATCTCTATTATCCATCACATACTCATAAGTTCATTGGAAGAGAGAGAGACAATATAAAAGGTAGAAGGGCAGGATGCTCCATATATGGATGGGTTTCCCTGCCCTATTGTGTGCCTACCAAGAGTTTCCTACAGTAAGACCTTTCAAGACGTTGCGAATGTATGCTGTATCATACTGCATTGCACGCATATCACGTTGAAGACTATAAGCCAAGTTACGTAGCTCTGTCATCTTCTGCCTCTTACGACCATTGTTCTCGTTACCATACTTGATCTTTATACCTTCACGGTTGATTACTTCCTCCGCAGCTACAAAGTTCTCCTCTAGTACAAGTTCAGTTAGGTCATCAATACCATAGATAATTACTTTATCTTTCATAACATTATACTCCTTAATTAATCAAAAACATAAATAATACAAATCATAAACAACTAAAAAACGATAGTGAAAGTCCCCTATAAAGGGGTACGGGTACATGAGAACCCCAAGCATTAAAATGCCACAATTTTTAAAAGTTTTTGATATAGATCACAAAAAAGACTTGACTTGTATCATATATTGTTCGTATCAAAGTACAGGCAATTTTGGAGAATACAATGAATTGGCAGAAGTTATTCTGGGATAAATGCCGTGAGATCAATGACCTAAGGAAAGAATTAAATCTACTAAAGACCATACTCCGCAGCTATATCCCAATACTTGGTGATAAAGGTAAAGATGATGAGCGCATTAATAACTAGGGATGAAGGGTTTCAGGTCGTGAGATGGGTAAATTTAACAATAGGATTATGGCAATTATATTTATGGCATTTTGGTGCTCCATGGTATATACTGGGGATTGGCATCCTGAACATAGGAGTGTGGGCATTAAGTCGTCAAATACATCTTGGGGAAAGGTGATATTCTTCGTATTTTATGTACTATGTAATGAGTTAGGGGATCATTTAGATGAACATCCAATGGGAGATTATACATGCCCCAGTTATTGTGATGCAGATCACATACATATAAGGAGAAGCTATGAAGGGATTATACAGACAGACAAAAAGCCCAACCAGGAAACAGATCCTAAGTTACGTGGATCAATTATGCTTACAGATAGAGAATGATAAGAAGGCGATATATGATACGCTGGAGATATTTACTGATTACATAGAAATGAAGGGGGAGACCACGAAGTTCGCTGAATACCGTTCAGCCAAGTTTGGATCGCTTACTGGGATTCCGACTCGCTGGTCGGTATTTTGTAAGTCCATAAAAGACAAGTACTTACAACTTAAAAAAAAGCTTGATTATTAAAAATAAACCTAGTAAACTAGTACTAGCTAAAAAGATCAGATAAAGGAGAACTCAAATGAAGATATATAGGTTGGTTATCTGTTATAACGAGGAGAAGGAGGAACTGGAGTACATTGAGGAGTCAGTGGAAGATGATCAATGTTACGAGAGGGAGCCTGTCATGATAGGGACAATAGATCTATCTGAGGTCTTTGATGAATATGAAGAATTTGCTAAACACTTCACAGGAGAAATTGGAAAAGCATGAATCCAGCCTTGCAGGCTGGCGCTTCGCGGGTTATGTTAATAATTAATATGGAGGCATGTTATGCCACAGGGACCAGGTACGTATGGTAAGGCAAGGGGTAGACCACCTAAAAAGAAAAAAGCTAAAAGGAAAAAGTGAACTCTATATCAGGGTTACATAGGTCCAATACGATAGCGAGAAGAAGGAAGCCTGAGGTTAAATTGGGTTTTTTTCATAAAATAAAGGAGAGAATATGTCAGATGCCTGGAGAAATGCTAGGGCGATTGAAGAACTTCGTAAGGAAGTTGATACATTAAAGGAAAACTTTGTAAAGGTTATGGATCTTATCACAAAGGGTAAGAAAGAAAAGAAATGGTATGCGCCAGTACAAAGTAAGCAGGATAGCGCATAAAGTATATGAACCTGATGATCTGTTGCCAGACGGTCTAATTGTTCAGACCAATTGGCGAGAAGGAGAACCAGGTGAATGGGTGAGGGCAAACGATGACTGCGTGATTCAGATTTTAAGACGTGGACGTATGCATCGCACGAAAGGTAAGACGAAGATCAGAGAATACGTGGGCACTTGCACCGGAACGTTCATAGTGTCCGCCAAGTCGAAAATGGATACTTCGCGTAGAGAAAACATTTATTCGTTCGGTGGAACGAGACACTCAGATGATATTCTCTTGGATCGGACTAATCTTAGTAGCTGCGAGCATGCATTCGTTCTATATTTGTCACAGGGAGTGCCAATGGATGAAGCATATCTCCGCGCTTTTCCAACAGAAAACAGGCGATATGCATTCTTCCGTGCCAAGAAATTAGTTAAAACGGAGAGGGTACATACAGCTATGAAGGAAGAATTAAAACCAGTATTAGAAGAGTTAGGTATAGATAATAAGTCTGTACTGAAGGATATACATACAACAGCTAAAACTGCTGAAAAGTTTATTCAAACTGGCAGACATATTGGATCTCGAGGACAAGAATGAAACAAAAGTGACGCAGATCACAGGAGCATTGTTTCAGGGCTTTACTCCAGGTGAATTAGAAGAGGTAGAAAGACCAAAGGAGATAACAGATGGATCTAGTGACAGCAAAAAAAATGGTAAGTGAACAAGTTCGCGAGAGCGAACCAGAGACGGATGCTCTTTTTGAAGCCCTGATAATTGTATGTAGAAATTTTGAAACTAGGTTCCAACTATAGGTGATGCACTTTCCAATTTAATAACCCCCCAATATGATATACCAGTACTTAGTACTATAAGCAGAGCACTTGGCAGTGCTGCTAAATATATTGATGAAGCATTGCCTGATGTCCCTCTTGCTGCTGCTGTTGGTACTGCTACTAATCCTATAGTTGGAGCTATTGTTAACAAATTAGCTCCTGATACAAATGTTCCTGGTCTATCAACACTGGTCAATTTCACACCAGGTATTGGTGATCCGGAAACAGGTTTATATTCACCAGTAGATGTGGTGGGTGCAGCATTAGATGCAATTGGTGTAGGGGCAGGTGCAAAAGTAGGAATTGAAGCATTACAAACACGTAAACTAGTTAAAACTATGGATAGTGCTACTGACCAGTTCAGAGCTACTCAGTCAAGTGTGGATGCAGCTGGTGGTACGGATGAACTTGTTACTGCCAGTGTGAATGTCTTACGTAGTACTGGTTCTGATGATATAGTACAAGCTTTTAATGATGCGATAGATGCTGGTCAAAGTGCCGAAGATGCTATTGAAACAGCTTCCAGATCAATACGTGGTTCAACTTATGTTCCTCGTCGGACTGACTGGGAGGATGCAGGATTCTCTACTGAAATACAAGATGCAGTCAATGATGTACCACT